TTGCAGAACGCAATGAACGCATTCATTGACACCAAGGCGTTTGAGACGTTGGATGGCGCGACCATTAACAACCAGTCGACGGACGGCAGCACGACCCTCACAGCGGCTATCGCCGTGGCTATGGAATCGGCAGTCCTCGCGGCCGGTGGCAACTTGGCTGCTGCTCGTTACGTCATGTCACCCACCGCTTACAAGTTCGCAAAGAACTTGGCGCAGGTGTCCAGCGTTTCGGCCTTGTACGACCTGGCATCCAACACGTTCAACGGCTACCCCGCGGTGGCTACGCCGTACCTCGTGGACGCATCGGAAGGCGTTGGTCAAATGTTGTTCGGCAACTTCCAGCAGGGATGCATCCTCGCCTATTTCGGCGGCATCGACCTTCTCGTGGATCCATACAGCGCGGCAGGCAACGCGCAGATTGTGCTGCACGTCAACCGGTTCTTTGACTTCGACGTTCGTCAGGCAGGCGCCCTGTCGAAAATCATCGACATCAACGCTGCATAAGCGTTTGGTTTTGGTTAGTGGGAAGGCCCGGGGCATCGCCTCGGGCTTTCTTACTTTTGGGCTATGCGAGTCAAAATTACCGGCACACCATCGCTCGACGACATCATCACGGTGGCGAGCCTAAAAGCGTTCCTGCGCGTTGACCACAGCGACGAGGACACGTACATCACCGCGCTGCGACAGGTCGCCATTTCCTACGTCGAAACCATCGCAGACACCCGCCTTGGCGACGTGAGCGCGGTGGGCTACCTCGACAGCTGGATGTCGGCATCATTCCCCATCGGCCCGGTGCAGAGCATCAGCAGCATCACCTATCTGTCAACGGCCAACACCACGCAGACGCTCGGCGCTTCGTTCTACTACACCGACCTAAACACCAGCCCGGCGCGCATTCGGTTTGTATCGCCGCCCGACCTGTACGACGATGCGCTCGCGCGTGTGCAGATTAACATGGTGGTCGGCCACGCCGAGGCCAGCATCCCCACGCCGCTTATCCAAGCGGTGCGGCTGCTTGTGGGGCACCTTTACGAGAACCGCGTGGAGGAGGTCACTGGCACCATCACCACCCGCCTGAAGGTTGGCATTGACGCGCTCGTATCACCATACAGAACCCTGCAATGAAGTTCGGCCGCATGGATTCGCGCATCACCATTCAGCGCGCAACCACCACGACCGACCTGTACGGCCAGCGCGTCGAAAGTTGGGGCACACTGGCAACGGTGTGGGCTGACGTCATATACCGCGAAGGCAGCGGCAGCGAGTCCATCGCCAGCGAGCAGGTTTACAGCAAGCAGCCCGTGCATTTTGTCATCCGCTACGGCTCGACTTGGGCGGACGTGAACCCGAAGGACCGGGTCAGCTATAACAGCAAGACGTACAACATCGAAGCGGTGCAAGAGATTGGCCGCAACGATGGGCTGCGCCTTACATGCACCATTCGCGAATGAGGATCACAACCGAAATGCAGGGCGTGGAGCGGGCGCAGAAGCGCATCCTCAAGGCCGTCAAGTTTGGCATCCTGAACAAACAGGACGTGCAGCGCGGTTACCGCAAGGTGGCGCAGATTTTCGTGCGCAAAGCGCGGACGATGACCAAGGACTACCCCAAAGAAATCGTCATCCATCGCTACACCAACAGCAAGCCTATCCGCGTAGCACCGGGGACGCTGCGCCGCTCGTTCGGTACATGGGCACCCAACCGCCAACTACCCACCATCCTCGCCGGGCCGCGGGCCAACTACCCCATGAAGCGGAAGGTTGGCAAGGACAGTGATGCGTGGTTCGCCCACATCGTCGAACAAGGGGATTTTCCGGACGCATTCGGCGGCAAGTCGGCAAGCCATCCGAACTACAAGGTGACCGAGCGCGCCATCAAAGCCACGCAGGACGCCATGCGCACGAAGTTGTACAAGGAATTGCGGAGTTCATTTGCCAAATTCATGAAGTGATGTTAGTCGGAAAGGCCATTTACAACTTGCTCTCCAACAACGCCAATGTATCAGCGTTGGTCAGCACCCGCGTGTACCCCGAAGTGGCGCATCAGCAGGACGTCGCGCCGTACATCGTTTACAACGTCCGCTCCAACGAGCCAAGCGACACGCAGCTGTCGGCCTCAACCCTGGACACAGCGAGCGTGGAGGTCAACTGCTACGCAGCTACCTACGAAACCGCCATTGCCATCAGCGTCGCGGTGCGCGGCACGCTTGACCGCGTGCAGGGAACGTATGCGGGCGTCAACGTGCAAAGCTGCCAGTACCAATCGGAGCTTATGAACTTCGAGGAGCCGCGGCGCCTGTACGTCGTGACCGCGGACTACCAGGTTCGCATCCTGCGCACCGGCGTTACGATCCCGCAGGTGATGATTGAGGCAGGCGTCTACAACCTCGACGACCTGTCAGACGTCAACGTCCCTGCACCGACGGACGGCCAAGCGCTTGTGTACGACGCGGCCACTTCGCAATGGGTTGCAGGCGATGCGGCATCCGCCCTCGCCGACCTTACCGACGTGGCGCTCGACGAGCCACTCGACCGCGAGGCGCTCGTGTACGACGAGGCATCCACCTCGTGGATAAACGGCGGGCCTGCAAAAGTCGATTTTCCCGTCACCAACAACTACGCCGGCGGCATCGCCCTCGGCACCGTGGTCGCGTTCAACGGCGAGGTGCAGGGCGACCGTCCTCGGGTCGTGCCGTTTAGCGCAAGCAGCGCCAACGACCCGCGTACCGTCGTGGGCATCGCCAGCGAAACAATGGCATATCGGGCCGCAGGCCACGTCCGCAGTTACGGCACCATCTACGGCTTGAACACCCTCGCCTACCCCGTCGGCACGGTGCTGTACTGTTCCACCACCGCAGGTCAGTTGACCTCGACACCACCGACTGCACCCAACCACCGCATCGCCATCGCCGTAGTGACGCGCCAGCACGCCAACACCGGCCGCATTTTCGTTCGCAGTTACACCCCGGGGTATCGGCTTAATAACTTGTCCGACGTGAGCGCGTCCGCTACGCCGTCAGGCCACGTGCTGACTTGGGACAACTCGGCAGGCGTTTGGTATCCTGCACTTCCGCAGGGCGGCTACCTGCCCGGCGGCTCACCACCTCCCGGGGGCTACACCCCGGCCATCTTCTACCGGGCATCCGACGGCACGCTCGCGGTGGACGACGACCTCACATGGGTCGCAGGCACAAACACCCTGACCACCATCAACGTCACCGGCTCCGGCGTAGTCAAAGGAACCAACACCTTCGGGCAGCGTTACGCGACGCAGGCGGCGACCAACCGGGCGCTTGCGAACGCCACGGGCGTAACGGTGGAACGCTACTTCACGTGTACGGCTGAGGGCAACGGCGAGTCGTTCAACATCCAGTCCAACACCCCATCGGCGGGCAACAAAATCGTCCGCAAAATCTGGTACAAAAACGAGGCGTTCGAGGACACCGACGTGAACACATGGACACTGCTGCACACCTTCGCCGATGACACCGCCTACGCTTCGACCGCGACCAAATGGCAGGAGTATTTGGATGGGCAGGCCAACGGCACACCTCCGTTCACGCTGGCGATTAGTTGGGAGGACGTGCCTGCCGTGACTGGCATCTTGGACGGCTATACGTCGGGCGTTGGTTTGGCGTATGCAACTGCATGGCTAAATCCAAGTTACACGGGCAGCGCAATTCGGGTGCGGCGGGCGTCCGACAATACCGAGCAGGACATTGGATTTGACGGCCAAGACCTTGACACCAGCGCGCTGACTACTTTTTGCACGGGGACAAATGGGTTCATCCGCACGTGGTATGACCAAAGCGGAAATGGCAACGACCTCATCCAAACGACGACCGCAAGTCAGCCAAAAATCTACGATAGCAGCACGGGCGTGGTAAAAGACAATCTATTGCCAGCTACAACTTTTGCAGGCAGTGAATTAATTACTACAAATGAATTGAATCAAACCTCTGCCACTAATCACATTTACATTGTAAATAGGGTGCAGGCGGGTACAGATGGCAATGGATATTTCGTTGAAAGCAACGCCATTGACGGCGACCAATCACCGGCAATAGCCCAATTAAACGCGGGCCACGACTACTACTTGCGTCAATCAGCTTCAAATACATTTATGGGAAGCTTTAGTTCTATAAAAGGAACGCAAGCAATTTTCACGTGCCAAATAAGCAACTCTACATCAAAGCTTTTTTTTCAAGGGTCAGAGATTTGCAGCGTAAGCACGACAACGGTTACGGCTTTTGCAGATAAATTAATTGTCGGCCGCTACATTAATGCCAATCCAGCTTCATTCGAGGGCACTTTTCAGGCTTTTATTTTGTATAACTCCGACCAATCCGCCAACCGGGCGGCCATCGAATCCGCCCTTAACGACTATTTCAACGTTTACTAATGGCATCGTTTATCATCGTCCGCCCCGAAGGGATTTTGTCCAGCCCGCAGCGAGCGCAGTTCATCACGCGCGAACTCTACTGCATCACCCTGCCTTTGCAGTTCCAAACGCCCGACCAACACGACGGCACGGTGTTCGGCATCATCCACCACCCGACGGACGGCAGGGCAGCGTTGCAGGTGGATTTGGATTATGTGATTCCGGTGCATCCGCTGGTCACGTTGGAGCGGCTGGTGTCGCTCTTTCCCGAAATCACCGACGCGGAGCGCATGACGCTGATGCAGGTGATATTTTCCAGCAAGGCGTTCCCGTTCCGGCACATCGTGCCAAGCACGGTGACGGTCAGGGACGAGGCGTTTATGATTGCGGAGGGGTGGTTTCCTGCAGAGCCATGACGGTACTTTCTCCCATCCAACTGCTCGGCTACGTGCTGGCCGGAATGGCCGGGCACTACGACTTGGCCGGTGACATCGACCGCAACGGAATCATCAACATCGCCGACCTGCTGCAACTGCTAACCATGTTCTGATGG